AAGTAAAGCCCCTCTTTGATTTTCATTCATCTCCCCCCAATATGGTATTTTTGAAAGTGATGGAAGAAACCTGTTGTTTAAATCAAACTCAAGTAAGGTATCAGCATACTTTTGAGTAATAACTCTTCCCAGTTTAAAAGGAGTTCCATCAAAATCCTTTGTGCTTCCCCATCCTATTGTGATTGGAAGACTTTTAGTTAAAGGATCTGGATATGCATTTAAGTGACATCCCTCAAAAATTTTAATTAATACAACACCACAAAGAGGGATGTCATTTTTGAGTGGTGTTGGTTCTACTTTTTTGCGTCAAAAATTCGACCCCACCCAGTCTTATCTTTTCCTTTTTCCAACCAACGATAAGTAAGGTCTGATTTCTTATATACAGCACCCTTACCATTTGTAACTACTCCAGTATACCCATCATTCAAAGAACCATAAGGATCATTAACTACATAGTCTTCACCCTTCTTACCAATCACTACAACCATATGACCACCTGTAGGATTGGATAAAGTTCCCCTATGGTAGATTCCAATGACAACAGGTCTTCCAGCAGCAATCTCACGATCAAGATCAGCAAACCCAAGATTGTAACTGAAGTGTGACTTAACACCATAGTCTGATAGGACTTTGGTTTGAACAGAATGATCTGTTGAGTCACCAATAGCAAATACCTTTTGAACATAGGCATCATCACCCTTTGCTCCTTTAAGAGTGCCTGGTTTAAAGTACTCTAGGCACATGGCACAAGAAGATGAATTACAGGTTCTATTTGCATCTCTGTAATTATCTGTTTGTGGAAAATAAGGAACAGAAAGAACCCCAGGAGTGACTGGTTTAGTTCTAAAGATTCTTACCCAGTTTGAAGTATCATCAATCAAGTCTGGATTTTTAGCTGCAAGATCAAGTTCAAGTTGCTCTACTGCTGCAACATGCTTTGGATTACTTGAGTCATAGTGTTCAAAAAAGTTATGAAGATCTATTTTCATTATTCTCAAACATACAATAAATGTATTTATTAAAAAAGGAGGGATAAACCCTCCTTAATATCAAACAGTAAGACCAATATTTACATTTGCTGAGACATATTCAAGAACTTTATCTGGAGTTGTCTCTTCATATGGATCCTCATTGGAGTTGTCACGCATACCTGCCTCAAGGAAAAGTTTAGTGATGATTCCATTATCCACAACCATAGCATAACGCCAAGAGCGATCTCCGAAACCAAGGTTAGACTTATTGACAAGCATTCCCATAGAACGTGTGAAGTAAGCATTGCCATCTGGAATGAGTTTTACTTTTTCAATGTTCTGGTCTTGTGCCCAGGCATTCATCACAAACCCATCATTAACAGAGATGCAGTAAATATCGTCGATGCCAAGACTACGAAAGTCGTCATATTTCTCTTCGAATCCAGGTAACTGATAGGCACTGCAAGTAGGAGTGAAAGCACCAGGCAAGCTAAACAAGACAACACGCTTTCCATTGAACAGTTCTGCAGTTGTACGAGTTACAAACTCACCAGATTCACGAAAAGTAAATTGAACCTGAGGAACTTCATAATGTTCTTTTCGCATATTAACCTCCATCACCAAATGCCAGGAATTACTTGACCAGTGATTAGATATGCACCTACACCTGCCACAAGACCAATCATTGCAAGTCTACCATTTAGTTTTTCGGCGAATTCAGTAAATCCAAAATTTTTCATTTTTATTCTCCTTAGAAAGTATCAGAAAGTTTATTAATTGAATGTGCTAGAAGTACAAAAAAAGCAATACTAGTTACTGTAAAAATTGCTTCAGTCATCAGAAGATTCCGAAGAATAGATTACCAGTGACCAGATAAGAAATAGCACCACCAATAATACCGACCATTGCCCAGCGCCCATTAGTTCTCTCCTTAGCTTGGTTGGGGGTCAGCATCCCATAATTTTCATAGTACATTGTGGGTTCCTTTGCCCACATGTTTTGTTGCCCATACTCATTAGCTGTTACCGTCATTGTAATTTTGTAAAGAATTGTTACACCAGTATATATGGTCTGTCATTGTTTGTCAAGGGCTTTTGTTATCCAATCCTCAATTTTCATAGAGGGTGCCCATCCAAATATTCTACTAAATTTTTTGTTGTTGGCAAGACTAACTCTAGTTTCACCAGGACGAGGAGTAATATTTACAGTGTTGTTTGAGATCATTCTTGATATTTGATTGATAGAATAATTGGATCCTGTTCCAATATTATAAACTTGACCAAATGCTTCAGAACCCACATGTGTAGTTGCAGCAAGAATATTTGCATTTACAACATCACCAACATAAGTAAAATCTCTCCTTTGATTCCCATCACCAACTATAGTAAGAGGTTCATTGTTTTGCTTTTGTTTTAAAAACAATCCAATCACAGGGGCATATTGACCCTTAAGAGGTTGCCTTTCACCATAAACATTGAAATACCTAAAAGTAATTGTGGGAAGTCCATACAACTCAGTATACATCTTGCACAGTTTTTCTCCTGCAACTTTTGATACAGAATATGGATTCAAACAATCATCAGGTTGAGTTTCAATATTAGCAGGTTCATTTCTACCATAAGCAGAGGATGTTGAAGAGTATATTACTCTTTTCACCCCTGCTTCTCTGGAGCACTGGAGTACTGTGCAAGTACCAACAGTATTAATTCTAACTGCTTCAATAGGATTTAAAATAGCAGGTTGAATTCTTGCTTCTGCTGCCAAGTGAAATACATAATCAACCCCATCATATAACTGACGAGTGGTATGATAATCAGAAATATCATACTTGTAATTTTGTGCTTTTGGATTCCAATAAAAGTTATCATGAGCATCAGAGAATTCATTATCAATTACTATGACTTCATGACCCAATTCCAAAAGTCTATCCACCAGATTTGATCCAATAAATCCAGCTCCTCCTGTAACCAAACTTTTCATATTACTATCCTACTAATGGTTCCCAAAATCCAAAATAATCATAATCTAACAGTTGAGTGTTATCCATTTCTGGAGTTCTATTTTTCCAGAAGTTCAATACACCTTCAACATTTTGTTTATGAAATATTTCAACATGATCCTGATGAATGCCAGAATCAAAATCATATCTGTATGTAAACAATGGCATTGAATAAGTTTTGCCAGTATTATAAATGATTTCCTCTGAAGTTGCTCTTGGTTTTAATTTTTGATCTAGTCTATACTTATCTCCTCTACAATGAAGTTTAATAATTTTTTCTGCATGATGTCTAGTGATAACATAAAATGCAGCACAAAAATCATTAATCAATCTTGGATGTAAATTTGCCCTAAGATTTTTTGTGCTAGTGATTGCACATTGTAATACATCCCAATCATATGGAGCATGAGCCATAAATCCATTCCAAGTAAAAGGCCAATAAGGGACTGTATCAAATACGATATCATCTTCACAAATAATAATACTATCTAAATCAGTTTGATAATAAAAATGTTTAATTGCCTTTAAGTGGGACATAGTGCATCCAAGTTCTCCTTGGGTAATCAATTCAGGGAATCTACCAACTAAAAGATCACTAACATCATTGTTTCCCCTAGCATCAATAGCAGAAATTCTGGTATTCTCAATCCCATAAAAATCAAATAGACTATTCATATGTTCTTGTCTATTTGTTTCTGTGTCTAAATTAATCCAAAGAATAGGACCAATTCCTTTAAGTTTCTTTTTTACTGTAGAAGTGTCTGTCATGGTTTGCCCCACTCAGGATATCTGTGACCTTTAAGAAATGTATAATCAACATTAGATTGTTCAATATCAGAAAAACTATTCCTTTGCCAAGTGAGGTGTGGAATAATTACATATGCATTGATTTCTTTATGTGATTCTGCATAATGCAAATCATTAATTTTAGTAATGTCCATCAACTTGTCTATAAAATAATCATATACTGTATGTTTGATTCCAACAGACTGTGCAGCAAGAGTATAGACACACTTATAAACATTCTCACTTACTTGTGGCATATCCATTCCATGAAAGTGTTGTCCACCAAGATAGAGCATATCCCAATCATCTGGAACCTGATCTAATACACTAAAGAATTTTTCATTAATGCCATCATCAAAAACAACATCATCCTCAAGCAAAAGAAAATTATCTAAATTATTTTGTTTTGCTAATTTAATTGTAAAGAGGTGAGACAGTGAACAACCAACTGCACCTTCTTTGATCTCTGGGGGAAACTCTAGATTAAGTTTACTCCCATCATATCCAGGAACTCTTTCTACATTTAACCCATGCCTTTCAAATTCTGGAACTGCTAACTGCCACCTATCAGTTCTTTTGTCTAAGTTAATACAATAAAGTTTTTTAAAATAATCGTTTAAAGTTTTCATAAAATTTCCCATCCAGTACAATACAAATCAGAAAGGTCATGATGTGAAAGGGATTCTCCAAACCATACTTTTGGAGCAATTACATGCTTGCTATTAGACAACCAAGCTCCCCACCAACTAAAAGAAGAATTTGCCATAATGTGATATGAACACATAGACATAATGCACATATCATAAGCAACATCATTAGATTCTGAAATTAAAAATCTATCAGATTCAAACAACTTCTGTTCATTACACCAATCAGAATCATTTGAAAATATGATGACTGGAATAGTTGAATCTAATTTTGATAATGCAGATTCATAATATTCCAATGGTGGGATGGGGTGGAATGATTGTAGATTTAAATAATCTCCACGTCTAACATGAATAGAAATTACTTCCCCATCTGAAGAAAGGTCTTTTATAAATTTAGAACAATCATCTACTACAGTCTTATTAAAGGAAAAATCCTTTTTGATTTCATCTTTAATATTAGAAAAATATTTTTCTGTTTGAAAGTATCCATTTAAAGTTACATTATCTGGACAAGTTTCAAATAGTTCTTCATCAAAATGATGATGTCTTTCTTCTACAATTGGACCTTCAATTATTCCAGTATTACAATTTAAATCAAAGCACTGATGTACATGACTCAAAAGATTGTAATATTTTCCAAAGTTATTTTGTTCTGGAATGCACCAATCATATCCTCTATTTTTAGCAATCCCCTTTAGTGCAGCATACTGGAACATTTGGTTCCCCAAGTGTCCATAATTTCCAAAGTTATTGAATCCTATCATCTCTCATCCAAATAATTTTTAAAAATAAAATCTTCAAGAACTTCAATTTCTCTAATTCTTTGTAGATTTTCTTTGACAGCATCAAGTTTATTATAATAGATGTCTTCAGAAATATCAAACTCTTCACTCAATGGAATGATACCATCACTATTAAAATGGTTTCCAATATCTGGACAACCAAGATAAACTGGAATAGTTCCAGTTGCAAAACAATCTAAAATCTTTTCTGTAAAGTATGATTCATAGTTTCCATTTTCTACAACAACTGAAAACATGTAATCACATAGAGCTTCCTCTTTAAATTCAATCTCATTAAATCCCCTACCATACAGATCAACTTGATCTCCAATCATTTTGACCCATTTCAATCTTTCATTATGACCTTCTGTAAAATTTTTATTAGAAGTAATGAAAGAAATCAATTTTGTCTTTGGATAAATCTTTGCATCCTTAATCCAAAATCCATTAGCAGGAACCCATTTAAATTTAGAATCAATTTTAAGTAATTCTTGATTGTGGGTAAAGATCATATCAAATGTTTCCAAATATTTTTCTGGAAACATCTTTACTGCATCTACAATTTGTGGGGTTACATATTTTGATTCCAACAACCAAGCATATTTTTTCTTCCCATCATTATCAACAAGTGCCTGAGGGATACTGGAATCAACATAAAAAGTAGACTCTCCAGTACCATCCTGAACCCATTCAATATATTTGGATTCTTTTCCATGAACAGAATATCCTTTATTCCCCCCAGTAAGGTGGGTAAATGAATTTCCAACTAGATTAAATTTTTTCTTTTCCATCATTTCAGCAGTTCAATATTGTTTGGTAAAATATTTTGTTTATAAAAGTCTATAGTATTTTGATAAACTCCTTCATCTGTATGATAATGGAATGCTTGTTTTTTAGTATCACTAAGTGAACAAACTTTAATATTTCTAAGAGTTTTTACTTTGAATCCAAATCTATATGCCCTATTTGCCATATCTGCATCTGCATAATAGTATCCATAAACATCATTATACATGCCAATTTTTCTAAAAATATCTTTCTTATATAATCCATAATTCATAACAATTTCATCATTGCCATCAACTGGATTTTCAATATTATTTAAAAGATACCATTTATTTGAATGATCATTTCCTTTCACCCATTCAGGATTCTTTGTATCAGAAAGAGTTCCTTCTTTCCAATTAAACAAATAAAAGTCATGTTCATTATCAATCTCTGAAATTATTTCCTTCCAATCATTTAGTAGAATTACATCATCATTCCACTGGCAAACTATTTCATGTGTAGCATTTTTTATAGCCAGATTCATATAATGTGGATATGGACTTCTTTGTCCAACCTCAATAATTTTAATTCTTGGGTGATTTAATTCTTGAATATATTCAATAGTTCCATCAGTACTTCCACCATCAACTAATATCAATTCAAGTTGATCATTAGAAAGTATGGTATTGGAAATTAGTCCAGGCAATAAATGCCTTCTATTAAGAGTGCCAGTAATAATGCTAATCATGATTCAGTAATAAGATTTGAAATAGATTCAATAATAGTTTCTATGCTACTAAAATATTCAAATACAAAAGTACATTGAACACCAAGACCATAAATGAAGCAGTCAGTTTCTCTTTCCCCAAATGCATAGAAAATTTTATTAGGATTATTTAGATTTTCTTTTGTAGTAGAATAACAAAATGGACCTGAATTCCTACCAACAATCATATCACAGAAAGTGGATAAGTATGAGATTTCATTTAGATCACACTTATTCAAATTTAAAATATCATTTGTAAACTCAATGTTCTCAATTGATGTATTAAATTTATGTGTTGCAATAAAAGTAATCTCTGGATTATTTTTTGCTAGTGTTTCAATAATTTCTGCCATGTCTCCAGTGTAATGGCACTGCCCAGATAAACATGGTCCATTAGAAAATAAAACTTTCCTTGAACTGTTAGTAGAAATAAATTGATCAATTTTAGAGCAATCAAATTTAGAATAATCTACATATGGAAAATATTCTTGTATGGGTTTTAATTGGAGATTACATCCAAATTCTTCATTCAATTTCCTATAAATGTTATCAAACATATTATAAGAGAATCTTAAAGTACATTCTCCAGAATATTCAACACCATTACCAAAGTAAGATCCAATCCAAGTATTAACATAGAATGTATATTCTGAATCAAAAAACTTTTGATAATTGTTAATCCCTGGAATAGTAATATGCTCAACATCCAAATCCATGATTGCAATAGGATCATTTGAGTGAGCATAATACATTTTAGTATCAATAGTCTCCACTATTTGTTTAATGAATGGTTTGCTATGAAACAAATCACCATTATGATAATGATTGAAAAAACAAATCTCTTTCATTCTAACCTCTAAAATCTGAATCTTTATCTTGATAAATGGGAATTAAGTTTAGGTTTAAAATCCTAGCATAGTTTATAATGTTTGATGTTTTGCAAATAACTGATTTACATTTAGAAATAGAATGAGAATCTAGTAACACTTGATCCCCCAGTTTCATTTTAGTTACTGGATCAAAATTAGTATAGTGCAATGATGTTTTTGTGGAAGATTTAATGGTGTTATTGCGGACAACATTAGTGAAGTTATATCTATCCTTTAAAAATTTTTCAAACTGCTCAATGATATTTTCCTCATCTGTACATATAAAGACTTGATCATATTGTTTAGATTCAAATTCTTTTTTCAAACTTTCAAAGAAAACATCTAATGTAACCCTATCAGTATGCCAAACATGATCAGTTCCTCTGTAGTGGATACCTAGGCAGTTTTCCAATTCAAGAAGATTTGTTTTCAAATAATTCTTAAGTCTATCACTATAAGGAAGAAATTGAGTATACCAAAGTAAATTCAATTGCTCAATAGTTGGCCAAGGATCTATATCTACAAATTCAGTGGATCCATAGTGCTTACCATTTAAACTTGTTGCAATAAAATCCTTATCAAACCAATTAGATGGACTGCCATATCTGGAAAACATCATTGGGGCAATTTTAACTATAGATGGATCTATTCCCCTACGACCAATAAGTTCCCTGAAAGTCAATAGAATAGTTGTGTAGGTAGATAAAAATCCCCTAGGCATACCTTCAAGGATGATTACATTATTCATAGTTGTTCCAAAATTTTAGTAAGAAGTTTCATTTCCTTATCAGATACAAATTGACTGTTGCCAATATAAACTCCATTCTCATGAATGATGTCTGCATTTAATACTCCAATATTAGAATCAATTTCATAATTGAGATATGGTTGCCTTAGGAGATTTCCTCCAACTACAGGTCTATACTCAATTTTATATTGATCAAACAAAGAAATTAATTTATTTTTAATCTCTTTACTCTTACAGATAAATGGGAAACAGAAACAACTATTGCCAAGGTTAACATGAGTTGTATGGAGATTTGGATTATTATATACTGCCTTTAAAAATTTAAAGTAATTATCTCTTCTAATTTTAATAAATTTATCCAATCTCTTTAGTTGGGACAATCCAAGAACTGCACCAAGTTCAGTATTTCTAAAGTTATACCCATCAGTTACAAACAAAAATGATTTTTCAATAGTTGGATATAGCTTTGCATATTTGTCAAAATGATCAGATACTCTAGCAAGTCCATGAGACCTTTTAAGTTTCATCAAATCATAGAGTTCACTGTCATTGGTAGAAACCATTCCACCTTCAATAGTAGACATGTGATGTCCAAAATAAAAACTAAAGGTTGCACCTAAACTATTAGATCCAACTTTATCTCCACTAATATCTGTACATCCATGAGACTCACAAACATCATCAATAAACAATGCATTTGGGAGAATTTTCTTATACCTATTAACATCAGCAGGAATTCCTAGAAGATGAGTTACAAATACCAATTTAATATCTGGATGCTTGATAGCAATTGTTTCAAGATTATTAATATTGAAACTATAATCCTTTAGACTAACATCACAAAAAATAGGAGTAAGACCTAGTTGAAAAATTGGATTGATATTAGTTACCCAAGTACATGCAGGAAGAAGAACTTTATCTCCAGGTTTCAATCCATATCTTTCCATGATAGCAGCAACTAAAAGAAAATTAGCAGTGCTACCAGAAGTAACATAAAGTGAATGCTTACATCCTAACCAATTGGACCATTCTCTTTCAAATTGTTCTACTTTCTTACCTTGAGTAAACTTATCAGAAGTTAAAACAAACTTTGCAAGTTTAACTCTATCCATAAAGGATAGAGTGTTTTTCATCAATGGCCACTTATACTCTGACATAATTGCTCCTATTTTTCAAAAACCAATCAATGGTAATTTTAAGTCCATCCTCAAGAGAAGTTTTTGCTTTCCATCCCAAAGAGGACATCTTGCTTGTATCCAATGCTCTTCTAGGAGTTCCATTTGGTTTCAATGTATCCCAGAACAATTCACCTTCATAACCAACAAGTTTAGAAACAAGTTCAGAAAGTTCCTTAATACTTACTTCTCTGTCTGGACCAATGTTAATAATCTCAGGATCATTATAGTTATTCATGAGGAATACAAGTCCATCTGCAAGATCATCAGAGAACAAGAACTCTCTAGTTGGACTACCATCACCAAAGCAAGTTACTGAAGAAAGATTGTTATCTTTAGCAGTTACAAATTTATTGATGAAACTTGGAATTACATGACACTGCTCAATGATAAAGTTGTCATTAATACCATAAAGATTATTTGGCATTACTGATACAGTATTGAATCCATACTGTTCTGTGTACTTTTTACACATCATATAACCAGCAATCTTTGCTAAAGAATATCCAATGTTAGTTTCTTCAAGAGCAGAAGTCATTAGATACTCTTCCTTAATAGGAACTGGAGCATGTTTTGGGTAAATGCAAGCAGACCCAAGAAACAAGAGTTTCTTACATCCATTCCTATATGCAGAGTCAATTACATTAGTTTGAATTTGAAGATTCTCTCTAATAAAATCTGCAGGAAATTCTTTATTGAATCCAATGCCACCTACTTTAGCAGCAGAAAGAAAAACATATTCAGGTCTTTCTTGTTCAAAAAATTCGTCAACGTCCTTTTGATTAGTAAGATCCAAAAAATTTCTATTCACTCCAAAACATCTAGAATAACCAAGACTTTTAAGTTTTCTAGTAATTGCAGATCCAACTAATCCACGATGCCCTGCAATAAAAATTTTAGATTCACTGTCCATTAATACACATGTCCTCAACTAATTGTTTAAATGAAGTTCTAGGTTCCCAACCTAGTTTCTCCTTTGCCTTTGTGGCATCACCTAACAAAGTTTCAACTTCTGCAGGTCTGAAATATTTAGGATCAACTCTGATGACTACTTTTCCAGTAAATTCATCAACACCAATTTCATCCAAACCTTCACCTTCCCACCTAATCTTAATGCCAAAATAAGGTGCTGCTTCTTCAATGAATTGTCTAACTGAATACTGTTCTCCAGTTGCAATCACAAAGTCATCAGGTTCATCCTGCTGAAGCATTAACCACATTGCCTCAACAAAGTCTTTGGCATGTCCCCAGTCCCTCTTAGCATTTAGATTTCCAAGATAAAGACAATCCTGAAGTCCACTTGTAATTCTAGAAAGACCTATTGTGATCTTCCTGGTAACAAATGTCTCACCCCTGCGAGGAGATTCATGGTTAAAAAGAATACCCGTGCAAGCATAAAGTCCATATGATTCACGATAGTTTTTGGTAATCCAATACCCATAAATTTTAGCAACACCATATGGAGATCTTGGATAGAATGGAGTGGTTTCCTTTTGAGGAATCTCTTGAACCAATCCATATAACTCAGAAGTAGATGCTTGATAAATTCTGGTCTTCTTTTCCATCCCCAACAGTTTAACTGCCTCCAGCACTCTTAGGGTGCCCAGAGCATCAACCTGACCAGTGTACTCTGGAATTTCAAATGAAACTTTTACATGACTTTGAGCACCAAGATTGTAAATTTCATCAGGTTGGGTCTCCTCAATGATTCTAATTAAACTAGTAGAATCAGTTAAATCTCCATAGTGCAAACTAATTTTATCGTAGATATGATCAATCCTATCTGTATTAATCAGGGAACTTCTACGAACAATTCCATGAACTTTGTATCCTTTCTCCAAAAGAAACTCTGCAAGATAGGAACCATCTTGCCCAGTAATTCCAGTAATTAATGCTGTTTTCATAAATTAAACTCTGTTGTAATCGTCATCCAATCTTACAATATCTTCCTCTTCACAAGAGGATCCTTGCTGAACTTCAATAATCATTATCCCATCATCTCCAGATTGTATTCTGTGTTTTGATGTTCTAGGAATAAAAATATAATCTCCAATATCAACTAGTATACTATCATCATCTAGATTTACAATTCCATTACCTTCAACAACTACCCAATGTTCACTTCTATTATTGTGATATTGAAGTGAAATTCTTTGATTAGGAGAAACAAATAATCTTTTCACTTTATAAGTCCCATCAGAACTATAAAGGTTTTCATACCATCCCCAAGGACGATAAGTAATATCCATAAAAATTATATTATACAAAAAAAGGAGGTTGTTGTCAACCTCCTCTATTACTCAGGCTCGCCACCAATTCTTTTACTGGAAATTGGAAACCAGGCGGGAGTAAGATCCCATCCGCACCACTTGCCTTTTAAGGAATGGCAAGAAACCTAATGAGGGTCATATGACTCCACCAGGATTTTTAAAGTCTCTCCATGACTTCGAGGGGGTTCCCGACCAGTGCAAGTTTATAGACATTCCGGGTCTATCTTGAATCAAAGTTGCGAGTAATAGGAGTACTGGGAATTGAACCCAGACTAAGCCCTTATAAGGAGCCCGCTCTGACCATTAAGCTATACTCCCACAAAACTTAACAACCTTCTTCATGATCAGTATATATTTTCACCAAATCATCAATTTCCTTATATGTATCATAAGGAACTAATGCCACATTACCATATTCACTTTTAACTATGAATGACTTGCCATTTTCAACTTGACTTAGAATTTGTTCAAAGTTAGATTGAAGTTCATCTATTGTTATTGTGTTCATTGATTGATTTTTCTGTGATTACCATTATACCAAGCATTGGAACTACTGTCAAGAGAAATCCCAATATAAAAAGACCTAATTGACTTGTTAAAATAGTTTCAACTAATTTTGTCATTTCCATTTTTCAAAGAAATTGTCCATTGGATCTACTCCAGTTTTAATAATAGCACATGCTCTTTTATAAAACATATTATCAGTATTTCCAGATTTTTCAAAGGTTTCTTTTATTTTAACCCAGTTGTCATAGGTTCTTTTATCCATGGAACTGTAACATAGAGATACTATTTACTATTAGTATTGCATGTTACAGTTTTGAGTTTTAAATTAAAACTTATTAAGATGCTCTTCCAGACGAATTAAAAGACGTTCTACATCTTGAGTATCTGGTCCACCATCTTGTTTAGCATAAAAAATGTAATCATCCAAAGATACAGTAAGCAATTCAATATCTTTTTTTGAAAGATTTGGGGATTCCCAGCTCATCTAATTTCAAACTCCAGTTTTTTAACTTTACGATTTTTTCTTGCTTCCTGAAAAGCAAGGTCTTCTTTTGAAAGGATTTCTTTTTTGTCCTTCTTTACTATATTACCAATTAACTCAACCTTTGTCAAGTCTATGGCAGTTATAGTTTCACCCTTTATAGTTGCCATATTATCACACCCACAACATTTAGTTTGTGTTGGGTGTGATAATAATTCTATATTGCACAATTTGCATCTTACTTTTAACATGGACCTTCATCATATATTTGATGTATTTATTAATGGCGGGTGAGGGAATTGAACCCTCTCCTGAAGCTTATGAGACTTCTGTGCTACCTTTACACTCACCCACTATGAGGGGGATTTCTCCCCCAAAGTTATCAGAAAGTAAACTTAGTCTGGATTACACCACCCCACTTGGAGGCATTATCATTTAGACGCTGGTTGTCACTTGCATAGAAGATTGCAGGAGTGATGCTGATGTTGTCAGACACCTGATACTTGTAGAAAATTTCAAGCATCGTTGCCTGCTCAAGATCTTCACCAGTGGGTGCTTGACCTACAGCAACACCTGCAGAGTTGCCCTTGGCAAATACATCAGACCACTGAAGACCTGCCATCCAAGACTGACTATCTGTAGCAGCACTCTTAGTACCACTTACAGTATTCCAACCATAACCAACAGAGACTGAAGGAACAATACCTGACTTCTGAGGTTGCCAGTAAGCATTCACAGAATAACCATTAGAGGTTTGACCAGGAACCAGAGAACCAGAAGCACCATCAAGACCATTGTAGGTACGAACACGACTGCCTTCAGTACCATAACGATAACCAGCACCAATACCCCAGTTCTTACCACGGTAACCGAGTTGTGCCATAGCATTCAGAGCACTGGTTTCATCAAATGCTCCAGTTTCACTATTGTCACCATTCTGAGCAACATAGTTCAGACCAGCAACAAAACCTTTCTTGCCTTGACTCCAGAGAGCACCAAAACCAGCACCAGTTGCCTTGTTATAAACACCAGGAGCACCAGCAACAGCAAAGAAATCAAGGATCTCAGACTTGTATGCTGAAGGAATCCATGCCATCTCTGTGTTACGAACCAGAGGACCAGCAGTCAGAGTCAGTTTATTATTCAGTGCAGGGAATGAATAATACAGACGATCAATGACTACATTATCACCAATATCTGATTCCATGTTATCTGCCTTGTCCAGTTTGAACAGGGAAGAAGAAGAACCAAAGGGATCAGTGCTGAAGTTAGCAGAACGCAGACGAGTGCGAAGCAGATCCTTACCAGTGAATGAAGTATCAAAGTTCAGACGAACATCATAGTTAAATGCTGTACGAGTGCTGACATCACTTTTGGTATCATAACCAGAAACACCACCAAGAACAAAAGTTGCTTCACCTTTCAGTTTGGTTGTGGTTGAGAACTGAGTTGCCTCAAGTTCACCAACCTTTGCTTCTAGTTTATCTACACGACCACGAAGAACAGCAAGTTCATCAGAGAACTCATTGGTAAGACGCTTGAGCTCATCAGTAACTTCAGTTACACGATCCAGACAGGCATTCAGAAGAGCAGCAGCCTCATAACGAGTCATTGCCTTGCCACCACCAAAGGTGCCATTAGGATAACCAGCAACACAACCATAACGCTGTACTAGGTTGCTGAGTGCCTGATATGCCCAATCAGTTGGTTGAACATCAGAGAATTGAGTGATACTTGTAACCTGTTCTGAGGAATATTGAGTTACCCCACTAATGTTAAGTTCTGCAGCAGTCACAGAAGGAGCAACCATCCCCAGAGCAACAGGTGCAAGCATCAGTTGTTTGAAAAATTTCATATAGTTTGTTAAGAATTACAACTACAGTGTTTATTTATAATTCCCAGATATTTCTGGGGAAGCGGGTAAGGGGATTCGAACCCCTGACTACAACTTGGAAGGATGGCATGTTACCACTACACTATACCCGCATGTGTAAGGGAGTATTATAACTCCCTACTATTCAGTTGTCAAGCATGTATATTATACCAGACTATAACACACATTAACAACCCCTTGTCCAGGAGATGCAATTTTACCAAATGCTCCATAGGACAAGTCAAGTGACCTACCAGCAACAAATGGACCTCTATCATTCACCTTTACAATAACAGAGCGTCCATTTGACTGATTTGTAACTTTTAATCTAGTTCCAAAGGGAAGATATTTATGGGCAGTTGACAACCCATATGCATTGTATCTTTCTCCATTGGCAGTAGTTTGTCCATGATATCCATCACCTACTCCATAATGTGATGCAAGGGAACATCCGCTTGCTGCCTTTGCTGTTAGGGGTGCTAATCCCACAAGACCAAAAGCTAAGATTGAAATTGTTTTTAAAAGCATTAAAATTAATTGAACTCTACATCCGTATAGGTAAAGGAGAATTTCCCCTCTTCTGAAGGGGCAGTACCCACGGCTCTAAATCATTTGCAAAATCTAATAATAAAAATCATTATGAGTGATTATTTAGTATCTGTCAATAATCATTAATATAATCTAATGACATTACTTCAATCCCCTCATTATGAATTACCCATTCCTGAATTTCTAGATACAATGCAGTAGCATCATCTGATCTACCATCTGCACACAGATCATGCATCCTATCAATGATATTATCAACTTGGTCCTGACACATTTTTTTCATTTGAGTCTGATTCATAATAATCTTTTCGAAAATATCTGGAAAGGATGTTGCTATTATAATACTTGGGAACACCATTGTCAAGAGATTCTGTCAAAACATTGTTTAAGAATAATTGACGAGTTTCCTCATAGTTAGTTTTTCCCACAGTCTTGTGTAAAGATAAAATTTGTCTTGTGAATTTATCCTTACCGTATTTTACCACATCATCTTTGAGTTCTGGACAGGATCCATAGTATTTTTTCCAATCAGATTCTGATTTAACTTTTCTAGTTTTACCCTTCGGTTTTCTGAAAGACCAAAAATACTTTCTTCCAATGTAGCTCCTAGAAGTTTCAGTGCATTCAATACGATAAACAAAACCAAAGTGATCCAATATGTCAGGTGAATCAAATACCTTTCCTTGATATATCCAAGGGTTTTCATAGGTCATAAAGCCTTTAATAATTTAAGCCTTATTTATCCTTCAAACCTGACAGAGTGATTCTAGGTGCAGTTTGGATCCTTGTCAACCCACACTCCTCTGATGCCCATGACTCCTCCAGGACACTCATAGTAAATGGCATCCCTCACCACCAATCTCTGGGTGTCAGAGAACCTTGGGGTCTCCAGACCCTCCAGAATGGTCTTGTTGGTCATCCTAGGGGGCAGAGAGGACTCCCATCTCTCATAGTCCCTGATTGCCCAATCCACATCCCTCTCAACCCTTCTTTTTATTTTTTCTGGGTCTTTGGTAATCAACTCATTAAAAATAGTCTGTGGGAAGAACTTTCTTTGAATTTCATCAAAGAGGTCCCACAGACTATTTTCTGATATTTTAGTACATTGTGAAAGTGTAGAAATTAATCCTGATGTAATAATACTTACAAAGATTAATTTCTTCTGCCTATTAGTTAGATTCACCTTCTTTTTTTGATCTAATATCGTTAATTATTTTGTTTAATTTTTCTCTTTTAGCAAGTTGAGAAGGTTTTCTTGGACCCTTGTTTCTGTTTTCTACATCAGCAGACTCTTCCACATGCTCCTTGGCCATCTTAGTGGCAGTTGCATATATTACAGACGTTGCTCTTTTTCCATATCTCTCCTTAAAGCCTGCTGCAGACTTTTTCATTCCCTTCACAAGTCTTTCCTTTTCACCAGTCTCTGCAGTACTAAGTGTCCTTTCATCAAGTTCTAATTGTTCCTTCTTATATCCCTTTGCCTTAGGAACACCCTTTGAAGGAACACAGTTTGGAACTTCTCTACCACCTTTCTTCTTCATTCCAACCTGAGTATAACCTTTCCAGCAAGGATCCTCTTCTACTACAAACTCTTCATTCTTAGATTGCTTTTCTCTCATTGCTTTTGCTTTTGCAAGTGCTCTTTCTCTAGCAGCATCTCTTTCTGCCTTTGGAATAGCAGTTACTGCACCAAGTTTTTCTGCGGGTTTACCAGGAACTGCAGACTCCCCCATTGCTTTTTGCTTACGGAGTTTCTTTGGATTCTTAGTTTTATCTGCAGAGTAGTTACTATCATCACCCTCAGGGTCTACAGCACTACGATGTCTTGTACTTCTTTCTTCATCATCCAGATTTGAACGCATTCTCTTTGCTTCATCGGGAGAATACCTTGTACCACTGTTATACCATTCCTTACCTACATGACCTCTCTTCTTGGCATCAGCAGAAGCTTCTCTACGCTTGATCTTGCTACGATTTGCTTTAAAATCTTTCATCGTCATGCCTTCATCTACAAGATCACCTTCCAATTCAACAGAGTCTGCCATCCCATGAATATGCTTACCCTTTGATTTCTTATCTTCTCTCTCTGCAGACTTTGCTTCAGAATCAGCATACTTGTTTGCTGCTTTTGAATCCATTCTATCAGAATTACCTGCTCTTCTTTCTTGAGCAGCAAGTCTTCTCATCTCCCTATCATCTCCACCTCTTGCCTCATAGATAGAAAAATAAAGATCTCTATAATTGATTGCCATGGGTATAACTATGTTTTTTTACTATTTATAAAAAAAGAAGGTCCTAAGACCTTCTAATCAAAGTTTGAATCCAGCAAAACTATCTTTCTTCAAGTCTTGTTTGATGCCACCAACCACATAACTTTCAACTTCAGTTTCCTGGGGAGCAACCTGTAGACCTTTGGAGGAGATCCAATGTTCTGTCCAGGGGAGGGGATTATTTTTGGCAGAGATATCATAGATAGGTTTAATTCCAATAGATTTCATACGACGATTAGCAATCCACTCAACATAATTATTGAGGAGTTTATCATTCAATCCAATCATGGACCCATCCTTAAAAAGATACTGTGCCCATGCCTTCTCTTCATCAACACACTTTTTAAATGTTGAGATTACCCAATTCTGCTCTTCTTTAGCAATCTGTTGCATCTCTGGATCATCCCCTTCACTCCACTTATTGAGGATGTTTTGAGTAATGACAAGGTGCTGATTTTCGTCTCTTGCGATGAGAGAGATAATTTTAGCTGATCCTTCCATAAGTTTGAGTTCACCAAATGCAAAGCTGCAAGCGAACGAGACATAAAACCTGATACCTTCGAGAATGTTGACATTAGAAATTGCACGATAAAGTTTTCTTTTTAATTCATATCTTTCATCTTTAGCATAAGGAACACCTTCCATTGCATGTAACCAAAGATTGGAGTTTCCATATCCTTGAGCACTATTGATAAAATCATCATATGCTCCTGTTACAGATGATGCTCTCTCTAAGATTTTTTCATTACTTAGAATGGTATCAAAAACTTCTGTGGGGTCAGGATAAACATTCTTGATGATGTAAGTATAAGAACGACTATGAATCATTTCCATAAATTCCCATACAGTCATACATGCTTCCAATTCAGGAAGAGAGCAGTATGGGATAAATGCCATTCCAGGACCACGACCTTGAACAGAATCAAGCAGAATCTGATACTTCAGATTTGAAGTAAAGATATGCTTCTGTTCAGGTCTAAGAGTCTGATAATCAGAACGATCTTTCTGAAGGGAGACCTCTTCAGGTCTCCAGAAATATCCAAGTTGCTGTTGAGTTAGTTTATCAAAAATAGGATACTTATATGAATCATATCTCTGAACCCCAAGAGGTTGACCAAAGAACATTGGTTGTTTCTTTGAGTCCACCTGATTGGTATTGAATACTGTCATCCCATCCATAGTCTTACTGGTTTCTGCAGTGGTTCTAAATTTTACATGATTCACAATCTTCTTCTCCTACTTCTAAAAGTTCTTGGACTAGGGCATTCATATCTATTTTATCATCTTTAACTTCATCTGTCTTGTTATCATATGTATTCTGATAATAGGATGTCTTCCAACCATACTTATATGTTGTAAGAAGGTCTTGTGCCATCACAGAAACAGGAACTTCATTATTTTCATAATTACTTGGATTATAGGACCAGTTTCCAGAAATTGCTTGATCGAAGAATTTCTGCATAACAGCAACAATGTTAATATAACCAGTATTGCTAGACATATCCCAAAGCAACGTATAGTTGTTTTTAAGATGTTGGTATTGGGGAACAATTTGTTTGAGTGGACCCTTCTTACTCTTCTTAACTGACAGGTAATCCCTTGGGGGTTCAATTCCATTTGTTGCATTTGACACAACGGAACTGCTCTCCGATGGCATCTGTGCTGACAGCGTTGAGTGCCTGAGTCCATGTTCCAAGATAGATGCCCTAAGAGATTCCCAGTCATGTTCTAAAGGAATTGAAGTAATTTCATCTACATCCTTTTTATATGTATCAATTGGCAAAATTCCCTGAGAATATTTTGTCCTATTAAAGTATTCACAAGCACCCTTTTCTTTTGCAATCTGATTGGAAGATTTGAGAAGGTAGTATTGGAATGCTTCTGTTAATCCATGAACAGCATCCCATGCTTCTTGAGAATCATATTTAAATCCAAGTTTAGCAAGATAATGTGCAAGACCAATATATCCAACACCCAAAGATCTACGTGCTTTGGTGGACTTCTCAGCAGCAATTACTGGATACTTCTGATAATCAATAAGTTCTTCCAAACCTCTTACAGAAAGATCACAAAGTTCTTCAAACTCCTCATCATCCTTAACTCTCCCAACATTAATGGCAGAAAGAATACAAAGAGCAATTTCACCATTAGGGTCATCAATATGCTCAAGAGGTTTAGTTGGAAGTGTGATTTCTTGACACAGATTACTCATCTCAACTTTATCCAAGAAAGATGAATGAGAATTGCAGTGGTCAATATTCATAATGTAAATACGACCAGTCTCTGCCCTCTCTTTTAGAAGTGCCAAAATGAGTTCTTGACCTCCAATAGTTTTTCTTGGAATAGACTGATCTCGTTCATAATCCACATACATACTGTCAAATCTATCAGTCCCAAAAGCATCATACAAACCAGGAACATCGTGGGGAGAGAAGAGTGAGACCTCTTGATTTGAAATGAATCTTTCATAGAAAAGTTTGCTAATTTGAATTGAATAATCTAGTTTTCTAACTCTATTATCCTCTGTCCCTTTGTTATTCTTAAGAACTAAAATGTCTTCTATTTCCTGGTGCCAGATGGGGAAGTGGACTGTCGCGGATCCACCTCGTATGCCATTTTGCGTGCAACATCTGACAGTTGCTTCAAACTTCTTGAGAAATGGTACAACACCCGTGTGTTGAACTTCTCCACCTCTAATTTTACTGTTGATGCCACGGATTCTACCAGAGTTGATGCCGATTCCCGCCCTCTGAGAGACGTATCTGCCAATAGCCATATCACTGCTAAAGATAGAATCGAGGGAGTCATTAACATCAACA